CAGTTAGAGTGCCCACACCCAGCACTTCATGGACCCAAACTAAAACAGATCTATCTGTCATAGCTATCTCCATTGATAATCGCAGACTATTGGACATTCTATATCCAGGTCTACCTTTATGTTTTTTCTTCTTTTCAAGTCCTCGCTTGAAATGAATACTGCCCTCACCATCAAAGAGGCCAGCGATATATGCTTTATCTGTATCAGGTATCATAAACTTATTACCGCCATCATACTTAAAAGCATAAGCACTATTATAATTTTTTTTCCAAACATACTTTGGTATCTCCCATCTCTATTGTTTTAAAATCAAAAAAGGTTAATGCATGGGCAACCACACTCATTTCAAATTTGTTTTGATCATCAAATACAAAACGTGCATGTGGTGCCGATCTGTTTGCAAACCAAACAGCTTCTGTTATTACATCTTTAGTCATGTGAGGTCCGTCGAAGTGTACAAAAGCAAACACCATGTCTTGATGATCCGGATGAGACATAAACAAACTATCTGTCATGTTAGCTAATTTAAACTTACCATTGTTCCTGTAATCATAAAAATCTTTGAGCATTGTATCTCTCATTTCATCAGTATAATTTGCTGTTATTTTTCCTCTTCTGTGTTCAGACCAGTATTTAGTGTAGGTTCTATCGTAATGTTGGTAGGAAAGGTTTGCATATGGATCCACACCCACATGGATATAATTGTTACAAACGTTATCCATGATAATTTTAGATCCCAATCCTTCTCGAACACCAATCTCACAAGATAAATGGTTCTGGCAATCAAATCCCTTAGCCCATTTTTTAAGTAAGTCATAATCTTTGCCATCACCTTGAATCATCCTTTGTACCTTTGCAGTATCTGTATTTTCTCTTCAGCATCTGCAATTATTTGCATTTGTTTATCAACTTCATCAATGTGTTGTGGATGCTCACCAATACCTACAGAATTTT